CGGGCTAAACCAGTACGCTGGTATGGACTACTTCCTTTCAATAGGTGGTGGTGAACAAGAACTTCCAGATGATAACGACTTCGAGTGGTTATTGAAAGGTGATGATGAGAAAGCTTTACCTATCGTAGCTACCGTAACAGGTGGTAAAAATGGTAACGTTATTCTTTTGGCTTTAGGTGAAAAGTATTTCGCTAAAACTGATAAACTTATCTTAGATGATGGTGAAACAGCTTTACGTGTTATGCAAGAACCTTACATGTCAGGTACAGACTGGATTTACCCTTGTCAAGCTATGGTGTTCTCTATTACAAACGTAGCAGACTCTTTACTAGTTGCAGGTGCAAAAGTAAGTAAAGAATACTCTCCACAGGAAAGAACATTGAACAGAACTTATGGTGAAACAAGCTATACTTCTCCGTTCAAAATGAGAAACTCTCTATCTTTCATGTCTAAGACTTATACAGTGCCTGGTAACATGCACCAACGTCCGTTAGTTATTGAAATGCTAGATCCTAAGTCTAACAAGACTTCTAAGATTTGGACTCAATATGCTGAATGGGAATTCATTTGTCAATGGGCTAAGGAGAAAGAACGTATGTTATGGTTCTCTAAATCTAACAAACAAGCGAATGGTACTTACAACATGATGGGTGAGTCTGGTACTCCAATCATCGAGGGTGCAGGTATCCGTGAGCAAATTTCACCTTCTTACAAATTCAATTATAACGAGTTTACAATTGACTTCTTAGAAGATGTATTATTGAATTTATCTATCAACATCCTTCCAGAAGACCAACGTCACTTCGTTGCCTTTACAGGAGAGCGTGGTATGGTACAATTCCACAGAGCATTAGAAAATCATGCAGCTCGTTTCCAACCATTGGATTCTAAGCGTGTAGGAGGTTCTGGTCAAAACTTATCATTCCAAGGTCAGTATAAAGAGTACATGGGACCACAAGGTATCCGATTTACTTTAGTACATTTACCATTATATGATAACGAAGTTCGTAACCGTATTCCGCACCCAAAAGGTGGTTATACTGAATCTTACCGTTACACTATCCTTAACATGGGTACGTCAGGTGGAGAGAAGAACATCAAAAGAGTATATCCTAAGGGCCGTAAGGAACTTATGTGGCACGTAGCTGGATCTACATCACCACTAGGACCTAACACGTCGTTCTCAAAAGGATCAGCGTCTTCGGTAGATGGTTACCAATTGTTCGCACAAGCGCAACAAGGTGTACTTATCGCAAACCCTATGTCGTGTTGTGAATTAATCTACAACTCTACAATTTAAAAATAAAGAACTAATTTGAAAACACAAAAGATGGCGAAAGCAAAGAATGCTTCAGCGGTAGAGGGTAACACCTCTACCACTATAGCGATGGAGGGAGATGGTGTTTCTAATGCAGTTTTAGATAAAGTAACGTTAAAACCAATCAAGAAGCACGGATGGCTTCCCGACGATCACGACGGGAGTATTCGTTACTCTAGATGTTTTGAGAGATTGACAGTTCAATCTCAGCGTGGAACTGGAATTCTGAATACTGGGCTTACAGAGGCAGACGAACGTCGCCTTGAAAAGAAGATGAATATGTCTTCAGGAACACTTTCTAGATACAATGGTGACTATTGGAATAAATTTTTCATAGACGTACCTAAAGACGGAAAGCAACTTGTAATGGACAACCCAGATGATGAGTTAGTCTACTTAGTGCTTAAAGCGCATCAGCGCGTTGCGAACTCGGAATTAGAGCGATTCGACTCTCCATTCGCGGAATACATAATGACTTCGGTCGAGCAAGAAGCCAAGGTAGAAAATAAGAAGTCTAAACTTAAACGTAAGGCTTACAAACGATTTAGTAACATGTCCACAACAGAGATGGGTAATGTTCTTAAGGTAATGGGGAAACGTGCGGGAGATTCTGCATCTGTAGATTTCATCGAAGCACAGCTAGATAGAATCGTAACCGAGAATCCTAAAGACTTCCTAGACACTATTGAGGATCCCACATTCGAAATGAGAGCATTCATTGATGACTGCTTAACAGAAAGAATATTGGTTAAAAGTGGTACTAAGTTCACCTTACCAGGTGGAGACGTTGTAGGATTTACGAGAGAGCAGACTGTAGAGTATTTACAGAATCCTGACAATCAGGAAGTGTATATTGACTTAAAAGGTAAACTTTCTATAAGTAAGTAGTATGAACATTGATGCAATGCATAGTGAATTTAAGTTATTGATGGACAAGGCAGATGGGGGCAGTTCCCCATCTTTCCTTGATCCAGAGATAGACAGGTTTTTAAACGCGGCCATCGAAAAGTTTGTATCAAAGCGTGCGTTTGGGAATAATGCTAGGCGTACAGGTTTTGAAGAGGATCAAAAGAGGAGAGATGATTTACGTAATTTAATAGTTGCGGATACCATAAACCCTAATACATTTACCTCTGCAAACAAACCTAATGGTAAATTTTTTAGCTTACCTATAGCGAACGTTACAAACGTATATAGGCATGCTATAAATGAAGAGGCCACTATAAATAATACAGAGGATAGCACAGACACTAAGCGAGTAGGGGTAACACCTATTTCTCACGACAGATATAACAAAATAATAGACGACCCATTTAACAAACCTGATAACAATACTGTATACAGATTGGATCATGGGGGAGATAAAATTGAGTTAATATGTGGAGAGAATAGAGTTGTAACTAAATACTACCTTAGGTATCTAAAAAATCCTACAGTTGTGAGTAGTGTTTCTAGTGCGAAAAAAAACTGCGACCTAGCTTTACATACACACAGAGAGGTTGTAAGAATGGCTGTTGTTGAAGCTCTTGAAAATATAGAGGACCCGAGATACCAGTCAAGTAAAATTGAACTTAACGAATTAGAATAAAATAAAATGGCAAGAACAGCAAAAATAACAAATGCTAACGTAGGCCCTGCTAAAAATAAAGTAGGATCGGTTGGCAATACCCCCGTTCGAGCACAAGACTTTAATGTACTTGTAGGGGATCACATCAGTCAATCTGATGCAAATGCTCAGAACATAGTTGGAGACTTAAATTCTCATAAAGCTTCAGGGATGATCGGTAGATCAATCTCAAGTGCGGCTACATCGGGAGTAGGAGTTCATGAGTTATACGAGGTAGTTAGTTTATCTACATCTGATGAGGATGACGTATCTGTGTCTTTATCTAAAAAGCTTCCTGCAGGATGCGTTATTCTTGAAGCAGCAATGACTGTTGTAGAGATTGCAACTTCTGCCCATGGAGATGTAGCTCTTGAGGTTCACACCGCAGCAATAGCTGCTGATGCGGCTTCAGCAGGTACAGAGATTGTAGGTGCAGATGTTGCAGGTAATGTTTCTCTTCCAGACGCTGACGTAGATGCATCTAGTGCAGGAGTTGTTGGTGAATCTGTATTTGGAAACTTAAAAGTTGACAGAGGAACTGCAGTAACTTTTTTCCACGTATGTACAAAAGAAGATTGCTCTTCAATGACAGGAACTCCTAAAGTTGGGGTTTACGTTAAGTGGATAGGCGGAGCAGCAGTCACGATTTAATTAATTAATTTTTAAAATAGAAACAAATGTTTAAAACAGATAATTCACTACATGTATTTGTAGGTAGAAATCACGCAGGAGCGTATGCCAAAGCAACCGATGCAACTGGTGCAGCTGCTGGGGATGTAATCATTGTTGATGAAAACGGAGACGATTTCGGAGGAGAGATTGTAGGAGACTTTAGAGTAGGCCAAAAAGATGCTAGTGGAAGTTGGAGATATTCTCCTTTATGTAAATTTGCAAACGCAACTATAACTGGTGCAATACCAGTTCTTAGAGAGCAGCAAGTAACTACTATTTCAGCAGTTAGCGATGTAGCCAATACTCGTTACACTTTAAGATTAAATTTCAAAAATAACGTAGAGTTATTTTCTAAGCAATCTGATCTTCACTTTTTTGAGTACGTAACTGGTGATACAGTAACTGCAGGAGAAGTTGTGGATAAGTTTGTTGCTAAGATTGGTAACGTTGACGGAGCTTTAACAGGTAAGGTAAGTGTTACTAAATCTAGTAACACTGAATTTTATATTACAGGTTTACCTCAAACATGGTCTTTAGGTCTTCATACAGATACTGTTGTATCTTTTGATGCTACTTTAGACGGATTTGGAGCTGCACTTTCAACTCTTTCAACTGCTCCAGACCCAGGTAAAGGTAATGGTAGACAAGTTGCAGAATTAGAATGGTTTGGCGTAGGCGCATCAGGTGCTCCTTACCGTCATGGTGTTTCAAATAATTCAGACTTAATCACTATGTATACAGACTCTACAATAGAGTATGGTGTTGTATCTTTAGACGTTGCTTTAGCTAATCCGAATCACGCAGTAGCGGCAGGAGGATCAGGTAGATGTCAAATAGTTATAGCTCTTGTTACAGCTTCTACAGCAGCTTCAGATGCAAACACTGCGCTTGGAGTAACATGGATTGACTAATAGTAATTAACTTACTTATATAACCAAAGGGCAGGCGTATTGTCTGCCCTTTTTTAATACCCAAAAATGGCTTTAGATTTAAAACTTAATATCTCAACTACAGACGACTGTAGAAACATTATTATAGAAGACTCTACTGGTGTTTACGACATCCTGAACAACCCTGGAGGTTGGGGAGGTATAAACATAGATCCTTTTGTATCTGTAGAAGAGTTACGACTTTATATTAAAGCACATCACTTTATTAATGGCGTTCAGTATAATACTACTGTAGCTATTAGTGATTTGATTAACTACATAGTCTTCCCTTTTGAAGATGGTGTAGAAGGTTTTAAAATATCTTTGCCTGCTCACGTACTATCCACTGAATTAGCAAACCAACTAAGCTTCGAGTTAACAGAAGTACCTGAGGGATTTAACTCCCTAGCAGAGTCTGTAGAAGATGGTATATACCAGGTTGTTATTCAAGTTGGGACTACTGTATCAACCCCTACACAGTTTAATTCTATCTGTAATATATCGAAAGATGTGGATAGAATGTTATCTAAGGTAGGATTAGGGTGTGAAGACTGTAATGAAAGTGACAAAGAGAGAGCTATTTTAGCTAAAAGTTTATTAGAGAATCTGGAAAACATACAATAAATGAATACTTCTGATATATTGTCAAAACATTTATGCGGATTCAATCTCTCTCTAAAAAAAGGGATAGACGAGGATGTAGCAATGGGATCCATATATAGGACTTTTATGGGTACGATACATAACTCCCCTGAATTCACTCCAGGGAGTAAAGTATTTCCTGTAGTCTTCCATGTCCTCACACACGGAGGAGTAGATATATACCCTTCAGGGGTTTTAGATTTTGATCCTGCTTATATACTAAGACACGTAAATTACTGGTTTGAAGGTACAGGTATATCCTTTGCCCCTGCGGAAATAAACCCCCAAGGTCAGGCTATGCCTGTTCCAGGTCTAAATATAATTGACGGAAATAATGTGACAGAAACAAGAGCAATTACAGGATTTGATGGCTCGTTTGTACACACCTACCGAAACGATATGGTAGCTATAACGCCTGACTTTAAGGCTGATATAGAAACACCAGGGGTGACCTTAGAGTCTATTTACACCACTTATAGGTGGTCTATACCTGAAGGGGAGAGATACCTAAATATATTCGTAGTTAATAGGCTTAAAGCTGGGCCACAGCCTGCAGGGAAAGATTCCTCTGTATACATATCTTCCGAGCACCCTTATGTAGCAGAGCAGTTAGACACCTTACCTATTTACAATTGTGCTGTAGAGTTCTCTGGGCTAGGAAGATCTTATTTCGATACAAACGGGGATGCCCATGTAAAGGGGGAGCCTACCGACGTAGAGACAAACTTTGGGTACAATTACATTTCAAAAGATGCTCTAGATGTCGATTACCCTGCATACACCTTTAAAGGAGGTTCAGGGAATATTGAGGGGTTTAGAGACAGAGGAAGATCCTTAGCCCACTCTTTAGGGCATATGCTAGGTTTAGTTCACCCTAAAACAGAGTTTGACGCACCAGGAAGTAGTTGTGGGTCAGGGCAGGTCCTTTCGGATACCCTAAATATGGGAGGGGCTTTTATAGATGACCTCCCTGATACAGAGCCTACCCCTTCTGGAGAGTCTGGTGTGAGGTTATCGGAGTTCGGAAAAGCAAACCCATGCTCCGCTGATGGGGATACTATATTCAAGTCAGCAGAAACTCATATGACCCTATCACAGCGGTCAGGAATAATAGATACAGAGTTAGGGGGACCCTCTATAAGGTTTACCTCGGCCCAAGCAATGTGGATGCATGCTAACTGTGAGTTGCAGTATTACAACGAGGAGGCTGCAGGGTTGCTCCCTGGTGTTTTGATGACTATACTTAGTAACTCTACTTACGCGATTCCTCCAACAGTTACTGATCCCTGCGCTCCAGTGGGGAATGTAGACCCTAGACTAATAAACTCTAAGGGGAGTGTCTCAAATACACCTTCTAGGACTATAGTAATTCCCTTAGGAGATGTTGGAAATAAAACACTATCTTTCAATAAATTATTATCCTCTATTAAAAAACTAATCCCAACCAAGTAAGATGGCTAGAAAGAATAAAAGTATCGGAAGCATTCAAGTTCCTAAAAAAATACAAAAGAATGCCCCACTTACATTTGGAGAATCTAAGCCTCCCATTAGAACTCAAGGAATAGAAGAGAAAATAGAGCCTAGACAAGTAGCTGAATACACTCCTAGAATGATGCCTGGAAGGGTGGAGGGGTATACTATTGTCCCAATACTTTTTCATACAGTATATACAGGAGTATTGACCCCTGAGATTATAGAGGAAAGTTTAGCTGAAGTAGACAGAGCCATTACAGATGCTAACAGTATATTTAGAGGGGAGCCTGCTACATCTGCAATGTCAGAGCCCGCGATTAGTTTAGGGTACACAAACCCTATAGACAACCCTGAGCACGGTATAGACGCGGGTATAAGATTCGTAGCAGCTGATAGAGTGCCTAAAAAAGACTTACTACCTTTCATACCAGCTCACACTGGTACAGGGTATTTCAAACCTGTGGACGGTCCCGCACATGAGGGAGGAATACAGATACCTAACTACACTACCTCTACAGTTACAGAGGAGGAGATATTAGTCTTAAGGGTTTCGTACGAGGAAGCTTTTCTGGAAGACGAAGCAAGAGGCACTGAGGTTACCGCATCTGCGTTAACAGCAGCTACTACCGCTCTTTCAGCGGCAGAGGAGGATTACTATATGTTTATAGAGACTCCTGGCGCTATTTTTTATAAGTACGACGCATCACTGGGGGGAGACCACGCAAACAACCCTGAAAAATTATTTGCCATAAGAGATATGGAGGCAGGGCTCATGAATAGTAGTCCCCACGCCACCCCAGGAGATTTCTTTGAAACCGTAACAGGCGTAGGTACTTCCAGGTTTTTATCCCCTGGCACAAACAGTAAAATACCCTGCATACATACATTCTCAAACACAGGAGTATATCAAGGAGGTCTTGCAGGAGATTCAGCCTCTGGTACTCTATTATCGGATACTTATTACCCACATATACGTGCCTACGGGATGAAACACTCAGAGTTGTTTTTGGGGCACCTTATAGCTCACGAAGCTTTACACGCTTTTGGGTTTAAACACTCGTGGAACTCCTTATCTATGACTCGTGAGTTTAAAGATATGGACTTCTCCCTAAGTGAGTACAGGACCCACTCCAACAATGCAAGTACCTCTAGTTACGAATTTGATTACGATTTTGTACCTCCCTTTGTTTACAACGATGCGGGGGACTCTTTTGAGAGTATATCCTCAGACGAGAAGACCTTTATAGAAAATATAGTAAATAATTACTTGCCTGAGTTTGTAGAAGACTCTATTCGTATAGCTCCTACTTATACGGGAGGACCTCTAACAGTTACTGGGGGAGTCCCTTCGTATGTAAGTAAT